TCGGCGCTCAGTACGAATCCGGCATCTTCCAGGCTTCGTCGCTCGGCTTCGATATCGGCATGGACCAGAACATCAACGTGTTCACGTCCGGCACGCGCACGAACGGCACCGTTTCCGGCGCTGGTCAAACCGGCTCGACGCTGACCGTTACCGGTCTCGGCGCTGCTGGCACCGTCGCGAAGGGCGATACCTTCTCGATCGCGGGCGTGTACGCCGTGAACCCGCAAAACCGCCAGTCGACCGGCGTTCTGCGCAAGTTCACCGTGACCGCTGCCGCAACGGCTGACGGCTCGGGCAATGCAACGCTGTCGATCTTCCCGGCGATCAACACCGCGGCAAGCAACCAGCAGTACCAGACCGTTTCGGCTGGCCCGGCGAACGCTGCAGTTGTGACGTGGGATGTTGCACCGTCGACGCAGTACAGCGCGAACCTCGCGTACCACAAGGACGCGTTCACGCTCGTGACCGCGGACCTTGAAGACGTGTCGCAGTACGGCGCATGGGGCGCACGTCGCATGCACAAGGGCATTTCGATGCGTATCTCGCGTCAGTACGCGATCGGCACCGATACGGTTCCTTGCCGTATCGACGTGCTGTACGGATGGGCGGCCGTGTATCCGGAACTCGCCTGCCGTATCGTTCGCTGATCGTGTTGATTCAGCAATCGGCCCCCGCTTCGGCGGGGGTTTTTCATCCTGACGAGCTGATGGCATACGAAAAATTCCCCGCGTGGGCAACTGGCCCTGATGGTGCGCAACGCATCGTCAACAGCCAGGACGAACTAGACGCGCTTCCCGGCTTCACGGTGCCTGAATACGTGCCGCCTGTGCCGCGCGAGCAGAAGCCGGAATTCGCCGCATATCCGAAATGGATTGGCGACCAGCTTGTGCAGAACGCGGAAGAAGAATCCGCACTGCTCGGCTCTGACGACGTGGACACGCGCGAAGCCTTGCTGCAGATCGCGGCAGAGAAGGGCGTGAAGATCGACAAACGATGGTCCGATGACAAGATCCGGGCCGCACTAGAGGCTGCTTAATGACGACCGCCGTTGACCTCATCACGCTCGCGCTGAAGGACATAGGCGCACTCGGTATCGGGCAGGCGGCAAGCGCTGAAGACACGGCTGACGCGCTTGCCACGCTAAATATGATGCTCGGTCAGTGGCAGGGCGAACGCCTCTCTGTTTATCACCTTGTCGACACGGCGATTCCGTCGACTGGGAAACAGACGTACATGATCGGCACTGGCGGTGATTTCAACGTTCAGCGGCCGATCAAGATCAGCGCAGCATATGCGCGGCTCAATGCGGGCAGCTCGACGCCGATCGATTATCCGGTTCGGATTATCGAGTCGATGGAGGATTATTCGCGCCTGGCGTTGAAGGGGCTGCAATCGTTCCCTGCGTGGGCCTATTACGACCCGGCTTTCCCGCTTGGAAACCTGACGTATTACCCGATCCCGGACAGCACGTTTCAGCTTCATATCGTCACGATGGAAGCGCTGCCGCAGTTCACGGCACCCGGGCAAGTCATCAACCTGCCGCCTGAGTACATGGCGGCGATTCGCTACAACCTTGGCCTGTATCTCGCGCCGTCGTATCAGATCGAGCCGCAGCGTTCGCTAATTGGCCTCGCGATGAACGCAAAGCGCGTCGTCAAGCGGATGAACAGCCAGATCCCGTCCATGACGATGCCTCGCGGCCTCGGCTCGAAGCAGCGTTACAACATCTACAGCGGCTCTAATTACTGATGCGGATTCCTCTGACTGGCGGTGCGTACACCGCGAAAAGCGTCATCGCTAACGCACAGCGGTCGGTCAATTTGTACGCTGAGCAGAACCCGCAAGATTCGGCCGCGCCGTTCACATATTACCCGACGCCGGGGCTTACTCTCGTATCGACGCCGCCAGAGGCTGGCGAATCGCGCGGCATTTACACCGCAACGAACGGCAATCGATATGAAGTCGTCGGGCCAAACGTCTATTACGTGGACGCGGCGAACGCATACACCAAGCTCGGCGCGCTCGCCTCTAGTTCGGGGCCGGTGTCGATGGTCGACAACACCTTCGACGTGTTCTTGGTTGATGGAACGACGACGGGCTTTACGATCGACCTGAGCAAAAATGTCATGACGAAGTGCGCAGATGATGCGTTCTACGGCGCGGACAAGGTTGATTATGTTGATGGCTATTTTGTGTTCAACAAGCCGGCAACGCAGCAGTTCTACATTTCTAAGTACGCCGATATCGCGTTCGATGCGCTCGACATCGCGAGTAAATCAACATACTCCGATAATCTCGTCACACTCGCTGTGATGCACCGCGAAATCTGGCTGTTCGGCGAGTTGACGGCTGAAGTTTGGTACAACACCGGCGCGTCTGATTTCACGTTCGGCCGCATGCCTGGCGTGTTCATCGAGCACGGCTGCGCGGCGAAGCATTCTGTCGCCAAGATCGATCTTGCGCTGTTCTGGCTCTCGAAAGACCTGCAAGGGCAGGGCTGCGTATTCGCCGGCAAGAATTACGCCGCCGAGCGCATCTCAACACACGCGCTCGAGCAGGAGTTTCTAACGTACAGCCGGATAGACGACGCGATCGGCTTTTCGTACCTGCAAGGCGGCCACGCGTTCTATGTGCTGACGTTCCCGACCGCCAATAAGACGTGGTGCTTCGACACGGCAACCGGGCAATGGCATCAGCGCGCGTATCTGGAGGCGGATGGCTCGCTCTCGCGTCATCGCATGAACTGCCATTCGTTCAATGCCGGCCGAAGCCTCGTCGGCGACTGGCAGACGGGCGCCGTGTACGAACTTGATCCCGACGCCTACTCGGATAACGGGCAGACGATTGAGCGTATTCGCAGCCTCCCGCACATCAGCGGAGCGGACGGGAATCGTGTGCTTTTTCGTCAGTTTGTCGCTGATATGGAAGTCGGAAACGGTCTTCCCGGTGATTCTGCTGACCCTGAGATTCGCTTGCGATGGTCTGATGACCGCGGCCGTTCGTGGGGAAACTACGTTACGGCCTCACTCGGCAAGGTTGGCGAATACCTGACGTCTATCCAATGGCAGCGGCTCGGCTATGCGCGTGATCGCGTGTTTGAACTGTCGTGGTCCGTTCCGGTTCGAACGGCGCTCAATGGCGCATGGGTTGACGTATCGAGGGCGCGCACATGAGCACTGGCGCGAATTTCCCTTCTGGCAATCCTCTCGATCGTGCCGGCAACCTCACGCCGCAATGGCGTTCGTTTTTCCTGACGCTTTTTACGCGCTCGGGCGGGACGTCCGGTAACGATACGTCTGCTTTGCAAGACGCAATCCTGAAGGCCGCCGCCGACATTGCGGACTTGCAAGCCGAAGACGGGAAAGGATCTCCCGCGCCGGATATGGCCGCGGTGTACGCGATGATTCATCTCGTCGAGTCGGCCGCGGCGCAGGCAATGGCTGCGGCAACGCGCCAGTATGACGAGCGCGGCGATGCTGGCGAGGGTGCGGGCTTCGTGGATCTTTCGCAGCGTGTCGCGGAGCTTGAGGGGCAGCTAGAGCAATATCGTTCGGACGATGCGTTGCGGATTCGCATTGCTGATCTCGAATCAAAGATCGAGGCAATCTCAGCCCCGCAGATTACGGACACGTCGCAAATGACGAACGGCGCGGGCTACCTCGCGTCGGCGAACAATCTGAGCGACGTAGCAAGTGCCACTACTGCAGCATCGAATCTCGGCCTTGGCACGCTGAACACGCCGACGTTTGCGGGCATGTCTGCGACTGGCGCGGTTTCGGCTGTTGCCCCGGTATCGGGCAGCTATGCGGGCACGTTCGCAGCCAACGGCGTGCCGACGCAATACGTTGCGATCGGCGGCGATTCGACCGTCAATCGAGTTGACTCGTTCTCGCCGGCAGGCGGCGCAAAGCTCCTGTCTTTCAACTCGACGACCACATCGGGCAACACGACGCCGACAAGCGGATCTGTCGGCATGCGGTGGATGGTGCTCGGCGTCATCAAGATGTTTTTGAACCAGGCCGGCCGCTTCCTGATCGGCACGACGACCGACGATGGCAGCGGCAACCTCTTGCAAGTTGCAAGCGGGCTGTCTATCACGCCGACGACGACAACAACCGCGCCTACCGCGGGTGGCGCTGGCGCGCTTCCCGCGACGCCAACCGGCTACGCAACGATCCGCATCGGCGGCACTGACCGCAAGGTCGCCTACTACTGAGGCAATCAATGATTACCTGGAAACAATTCTGTCAGAGCGTTCTGACTGGAACGCCTGCGGCCGTCTATACGGCTCCGGCCGGCACCGCCGCGGCGATTCATCAAGTCAGCATTTGGAACCCGACAGCGGGTGTTGTGGCGGTGAAGTTCTACACCGTGCCCGCCGCGGGATCAGCGACCGATGCGACGACCGTTTGGAATGTGAACGTCCCTGCCGGGGCGTCGGCGCAGGTTCCGCAGATGATCGGCCACAAGTTGCAAGCTGGTCAGCAACTTTATGCGGCCGGCGCAGGCGTTACGTTGACTGTCTCTGGTGCGGAGAACGTGCAGCAATGACCGAACTTGTAGCGACGCAGAACGAGATTATCGCGGCGCTTCAGTCTCGCGACATCGCGAAGGCTGAGCGCTCGATGCTTCAACTTCCGCAGGCTGAGTGTTCGGTTATCCATCACTTTGGGCCTGGACTCTATGTTCGAGAGGTTCACATGCCGGCAGGAATTCTGGCTGTCGGGCATGCGCAGCGCTTCGAGCATTTGAACGTGTTCCTGAAGGGGCGCGTTCGCATGCTCAACGATGACGGCACAACAACCGAACTCGTCGCGCCAATGATGTTCGTCGGCAAGCCTGGGAAAAAGGCGGGCTACGTTCTCGAAGACGTCGTATGGCAGAACATTTACGCGACGACGGAAACCGATATCGAGAAACTGGAGCGCACCTATCTCGCGAAAAGCGACGACTTCAGCGCACATCAGGCGTCGCAATCTGCTGAACGAGCGGCGGCGCATGAAGATGATCGCGCCGACTATCTGGCGATGCTCGATGAAACCGGATTCGACCATGCGACGGCGCGTTCGCAGTCAGAAAACGAGGCAGATCAATGCGCGTTCCCGTTCGGTGCGTGGCGTGTGAAAACGGGCGCATCTGCGATCGAGGGAACGGGGCTCTTCGCCACGGCACCGATCAGCGCGGGCGAGTTGATTGCGCCTGCGCGCATCGACGGCAAGCGCACGCCGGCCGGACGTTTTACGAATCACTCGAAGTCGCCCAACGCTGAAATGGTGCTGCTGCCGAATGGCGATATCAACCTGATCGCGCTGAAGTCTGTTGCTGGCTGTCACGGCGGGCAGGACGGTGAAGAAATCACGATCGACTATCGCCAGGCGCTTTCTTTGTCTGGAATCCAATCTAAGAGGCTCGCATGTCAGGGATAGCAACCGCAATCGTCGGCGGCGCAGTAATCGGCGGCGTCGCCTCGAACATGGCAGCAGGGAAGCAAGCGAGCGCGGCCAACAAAGCGACCGATCTTCAGACTGCTCAGTGGCAAACGACGCAGGATAACCTTGCGCCGTACATGAATCTCGGCAATGCAGCGATCAATCCGCTGCTTACCGCGATGGGCTACAAGTACACGAAGAACGCTGACGGAACGTATTCGATCAACGGAACGGATTCGTCGAACATTCTTCAGCAGAAGTACGGCAATTTCACGGCGCCGACTGCTGCGCAAGCGGAGTCTACGCCAGGTTATCAGTTCACGCTTCAGCAGGGATTGAAGGCCACGCAGAACAGCGCCGCGGCGCGCGGTCTTGGTACTTCTGGCGCGGCACTCAAGGGCGCATCGGGTTACGCGACCGGTCTAGCCGATTCGACGTACAACGACGTCTATAACCGGGCGCTCCAGACGTACAACGCGAACGCGAATACGTTTAACACGAATTACAACGTTGCGGCGAACAACGTCAACCGCCTGCAAGGGTTAGTCGGCAACGGCCAGAACGCGGCGGCAACGACCGGATCGCTCGGCGCTGCTACGGCGAACAGCATTGGAAATACGCTGACGGGCTCGGCGAATGCGTCAGCGGCCGGAACGGTCGGAACGGCCAATGCGCTGAGCGGTGCGCTGAACAACTACGCAAATATGCAGTACGTATCCGGCCTGATGAATAACAACGCTGGCGGTGCGGCCTCATCGTCTGGTGTTCCCGGCTGGACTCCTTCGGGCAGTGCTGGCGCCGGCGCAAACGGACTTGTTGTCTAACGAAACACGGACACATTAGATGCCTCTCGACACGAATATCCCGCTTCAGGCGCAGGCGCCGCAGATCAATCCACTGCAAATGGCGCTTCAGGCGGCGCAGTTCCGTGCGTATAACGCGAATGGCTTGGCGGCACAGCAGCAACTAGCAGCAAATCAAGCCACATCGCGAGCGTTTCAGGCTTCTATCGACCCGACAACGGGCCAGCTTGATACGAATAAGCTTTCTATTGCTCTGCAAAAAGAGCCGGATGCCGCATTCAACTATGCGCAGACGATGAAGTCTGTTCAGGACGCTCGGCAGGCGCAGCAGACGTATGACAAGGGCGCGATCGATCTGAACAACTCGCAGCGCGATAACTATGCGAATGGCTTGAAGTTCTTCACGCAGCAATTCGCGACGGTCGATCCGAAAGACCCGAACGCGGCCGGAAAGATCATGCAGATTGGCGCGGATGCTGTCACAAATGGTCATATCGCCCCGTCTGTATATAAGGCGATGGTCAATCAAATGCCCGACGACCCAAGCCAGTGGCAGCCGTTCTTAAAGCAAAAGCTTGCGTCGTTTCAGGATGCTGGCGCACAGCTTGGCTCGATCACGCCGAAGCCGACGCAGGTCGACAACGGGGCGACGAAGCAATACGTCGACACGAACCCGATTTCGAACCCTAGCATCGTTGGAACGACGATTCAGAACCAGTTGTCGCCCGAATCTGCTACTGCGCCCGTCAGCGTCATGGGTCCGGGCAACACGCCGGGCGTCGTCCCGCGTGGCGAAATGTGGAACGGCGGCGTCACTGGAGCTGGTACGCCTCAGATCAACGTCCCCCCGCTGCCGACTGGCGCGAATCAGCAGGGCGCAGGGCAGGCGGCGCCGATGCCTGGCGGCGGCCATTTCGTGCCTACAGGAACGCCGATGGGCGTCGCAGACTCGAACGCCGGCAACGTCGATACGGTCAACAAGCATTGGGCTACGGTCGGCAACGACGCGAACAACGCTCAGACGAACATCGGCATTGCGCAGAACATCAAGGCGTATGCAGATAAGGCGCTGACGGGCAAGCAAAGCGACAAACTCGCGGCCGTGAACGGCATCCTCTCGATATTCGGTCAGGGCGGTCAAACCGATATTTCGACGGCAACCGACCTACTGCAAAAGAACATGGCGCGTCTGTCGCTCACGTCACGTCAAGGTGCGGGCGGTACGGATGCGGCCGGCGCTCTGGCGACCGCTGCGAACCCGCACGGCACGATGACAGCTGAGGCCATCAAGGATGCAGCCGATCAGGTTATCGGCGCGCAGAAGATGGCAATTGCGCAACAGCAACTGCTGCAGCCGTACAAGCTGAGCAACGACGTCGCGGGCTATCAAACGGCGCTCTCGAAGTTCAACCAGGCGGCCGATCCTCGCGTATGGCAATTCCAGGGAATGGATGCGCAGCAGCGCGCGAAGTTCAAGGCAGGCATGAGTCCAGCGGATCAGAAGGCGTTCAGCAATAAGATCCGCACACTTGAAGGGATAGGTGCTATTCAATGAGTCTTGCCGACGATTTCGACGCAATCGGTGCGGCTCCGAAGAAGGGCGCAGATTCGGCTGCGCCGGCTTCGGCTTCTGCGCCGGAAAAAACGGCTGCGCCGACGTCGCTCGCAGATCAGTTCGATGCGACGCCGACGACTGCCAGCAAATCTGATCGGAGTGTCAACGACGACGGAACTCCGAATATCGTTGTGACCGGCCCGGCGCGCGATCCCGCTCCTAAGCAGTCTCTCGGTGGCGAGATTGGGCGCCAGCTTGGGCTTACCGCTCGCGCAGCCGGTCATGGCCTCGCGGATACGGTCGATCTCGTCGGCGCTCCGCTGAATGCGACCATCAACACGCTTTTCGGCGCGCATCTGCACAATCCGGGTGATGCGATCCGGGCGGGCGTCGACGCGATCACGCCGGAACCGCAGAACGCGCTTGAACGTGTCGTTAATTCGGGCGCATCCGCAATGGCTGGCGCTGGCGGCGGGGCTCGTCTCGCTGGCAAGGTTGCGAGCGCGGCGACGAATCCGCTTACGCAGGCGATCGCGTCGCAGATGGCGGCGGCTCCCGCTGCTCAGCTTGCCGCTGGCGCTGGCGCTGGCTCTGCATCACAGGGCGCTCAAGAGGCCGGCGCAAGTCCGCTTGTTCAGATGGGTGCCGGCTTGCTCGGTGGCGTCGCAGGCGGCGTTGCTGGTGCTGGTGCGGCTGTCGGCGCGAATAGGCTGGCGGGCATCGTATCTTCTGCCAAGCCTGCTGTGGCGGCTGAGCGCGTAGAACCCACGATGGGCGGTCAACCCGGTGCGGTGCCTTCTGGTGGCCCCGCTGGCGGACCTCCGCCTGGCTCGCCTCCTGGTTCTGCGCCGCAGGGCGCAACGCTGCGCGGCGTCGGCGCCGCGGAAGCGAATCAGAACCCGTATGCAGGACAGATGACGGGCGAGGAAGCCGCACGCGGCGGAAGCTCGGCATTCCCGCAAGTGAAGGTTGCGAAGAACGCGGGTGACGTTCCTGAAGCAGAGCAGGCATTGCGCGCGAGGATCGCGAACGAAATTCTCGGTGAGGACAACGACGCGGTACGAACGGGCGTCGTGACCGGCAACGAAGATACGCTGCGAAGCGAACATACGTTGTCGCGCAGCTCGGATAACACGCCCGAGCAAATCGCCTTGCGGAGTCAGATCGCGCGCGAGCAACAGGCGCTTTCGAACTACGCGCAGCAGCGTATCGATGCGACCGGCGCCAGCCCGAACCTGACGAACAACGAGCAACGCGGCCAAGTCATCAATGATGCGGTGCACGGCGAAGGCGGCCTGAACGAATGGTTCCAGCAGGCGAAGCAGCAGATTTATGATCGTGCTCGCGCGGAGTCTGGCGATAACCCGATTCAGACGAGCCATGTCGACGCGCTGCTTCGTGATCCGCAGTTCATGGCGGAAGCGGAACGAGGCGGAAACGGTCGCGTCGTGTCCGGAATTACGCAACTGATGGATCTCGCGCGCGGCACTGGCTTCCGTGATCCGATCACGGGCGAAGTAACTTCACCGGGAAGCGTGGCGGCATGGGATGCGGTGCGCAAGTCGAATAACGCGGACTGGAACGACAGCAACGCCCGCACGATCGGCGCAATCAATCGCGCTATCGATCAGGACATTGCCGCGGCGGCCGGCTCCGATGCTTACAAGCTAGGCGACGCCATCCATCAGGCGCAGCAAACTATCACGGGCGCGCGTGGGTTCAAGCAGATTTTCGGCGATGCGGATGCGAACGGGGTGAAGGCCGGCGCGGCTGTCGAGCAGATCCCGAATCGTTTGAACAATATGCCGCTCGATCAATGGCGCCATATTTACAACACGTTCGATGATCTATCGAAAGGGCGCGTTGCTGGTGCGCCTGACGGTGCGCCGCCGATTCCTCCAGAGTTGCAGCAAGCAGCGCAGGCCGCGAAGAATGAAATGTCTGGTGCGTTGGCTCGCGAGGTCTACGAGCAGGGCGCAGGCAAGTCTGGCGTCTGGAATCAGAACAGCGTCAACAAGACGCTGAACTCGGTTGTCGGACAGAAGATCTTGCAAACATTCCCGCCCGATGAAGTCGAGCGCTTCCATACGCTGAACTACGGCGGCCAGATCATGCCGGGCGTTCACTCGTATGAGGGTGCGGGGCTTCAGTCGCAACGACTGAGTAAAGGAAGCCTGATCGAGAAGCACGCCGGCAAGGTGGGCGCGTCGATTGGTGGCGGCCTGGGTGGCGCTATAAGCGGCGGTGCTGCGGCGAGTGCTGGCGCTGGTGCTGGCGCATGGGCGGGCAATAAGTTGGCTGCTCGTGCTGCATCGAGTCGGCTTCAAGGTGAGGCAAACAAGCTGATCGAGGCCATGCGCGCTAACTCAAGGCGCGGTCAATAGGCGCGATTACGCTGTAAAGCCAATCCCAAACCCATCCGCTTTCGTTGTCGTCGGTCACGGCGGCATAGATCATCAATGGAATCCACGCCTGTGTGACGATTACCAGCACAAGTGCTAGCACCTGAAGCAGCCATTTCATCGTTTTCATTTTTCCCCTCGACCCCGCCTAGTGCGGGGTTTTTTTATTGAGGCACGCATGCAGCTTCTTGCCAATGGCAAACAGCAGTTCATTGACCAGAACGGCGCACCGCTGGCGAACGGCTCGGTCTACTTTTACGCGCCTGGAACGACTAACCCGCTGACGACGTATCAGGATTCGGCGGGCACGATCCCTAACACCAATCCTATCCAACTCGATAGCCGCGGGCAAGCCATCATTTGGGGGAGTGCCACTTATCGGCAGATCGTCAAGGATTCTGGCGGCGTAACGATATGGGATCAGATCGTACAGTCGACAGATGCAGCGTTCCTCGCGTTTCAGTCAAGTCTGTCCGATACGGTCAATGCTGCTAACGGTGACGCGCTGGTAGGCGTAAAGCAGATCCTTTCCGGCGCTGTGGCACGTACTCAGCACGACAAGAACGCAGAGTTCATCTCGGTGCGCGACTTCGGCGCGAAGGGCGACGGCACGACCGACGATACGGCCGCGGTTCAGAAGGCCAACGATGCGCTGTCCGCGACTGGCGGAACCATCTATTTTCCGCCGTCGACGGGGCGGTATGTCATCAACGGCGTAATCGTGAATTCCGCCAACGTGACGTGGCTCGGCACTGGTTCGCCGAACGGTGGCCTGCTTGTTCAGCAGGCTATCTACGTCAAGCAGTCTGGCTTCTCGGCGCGCATGCTTGACTGTCAGCAGTCGGGCGCGCTCAACGGCTCCGCGTCGAACTGCTTCAGCGTGTACAGCACGACCCTGACGCTCTCGGATTTCGTGTTCGAGCGCTGCACGTTCAACGGCTTTTTCTACAGCGTGTACTTTTTCGGGATGCTCGACGGCTTGCCCAACGGCGACGCGCGGCATGTGCAGAACCCGATTTACCGCACGAAGATCCTATTCTGCAAATCGACCGCCCAGGCCGGCGTCAACTCAGGCCACTTCCAGCATGCGTCGGTGTACGGCTGTCTGGTTTTGGGTAATGAGACGTACAACGGACAGAACGCATCTTCGTACAATTTCTGGCGCGACTGCCGCGACATCAAGGCGATCGGCAACTATGACGCCAATAGCGCATGGGGCGCGTTGGAGATCGAGAATAGCCCGCTTGCGAACGCCGTTGTCATGGGCAACACGTTCGAATCGACGGTATCTAGCCAGAACGCAGCAATTTGGGTGGATGACTCGGCAAATGTCCAAGTTGTCGGAAACGTTGTTCAGTGGCATCTGAAGGCGAGCTGTGGGAATGGAACGTCTGACCCTAACGGGCTTTACCCGAATGAGATCTGCTCGCAGACAAAGGCGTATTTCAGCAATAACACTTGCGCGCATGTAAGCATCGGCCAGTTCAGTACCTACGTCAGCGGCACGATCATCTGTGATCTGAAAGACAACATCATCTTCGGATCTGGAAACCCGCAGGCGATTCTGGCGGATCAGTACTACTACGGCGGGGTGATTTCTGGAAACAAGGCAACCGGCACGATAACGAACTTCGCGCAACTCACCGGCCTTACGTCGTCTGCAAAGATCGCAGTGTATGACAATCAGACCGGTGGAGTGTCGTGCGTTGCGACCGGCTCCGGAAACATCACGGCCTACAACAACGACTTTTTGTGGCAGGGCGTTCAAACGGAAATGAACGTGCCGACGATGCACGTCTCGCAAGGCGTGGTCAGGATGCCGCCTGTTCTGCAGTCGAGCATTGCTGCCGGGGCATCCGCAAATTTCGTTTTCACGACTTACCAGGCGGTTCCGCAGTTCGGAGGCACATCGTTCAATCTTCGGTGTGTATGCCGATCGGGTGACACGCCGGCCAGTGATTACGTGACGTTCACTGTGCTCGTATCCAACGAGAGCGGAACGCCGGTATGCAGTGTGTCGACGTTGAACAAGCAACTGACCAACAACGCGAGCAACTTCACCATCGCGGCCTCAATGTCGGGTGCCGTGTTGACACTCACGCTCACGAACAACAACGCGTCGAAGCTCCAAACGATCCGCATGTTCTGCGACAACTTGATGATTCTTTGATCGACGCGTCGATCGGTTGACAACGTTCTGCAGCCGCCTCCGGGCGGCTTTTTCATTTCCGGAATCCCATGAAAGAAACCGCCTCGGCCGTCGCTCAGACGGTCGCGCAAGTCGCGCCCCCGTGGTACGCAACGGCGCTCGCGTGGAGTGACGCTAACTTCCCGCGCGTATTGCTCGCTCTGTCCGTCATCTACACAGCATTACAGATTTACTCGTCGATCAAGCGCCTGCGAAAAGGGGATGCCAATGTCGATGAATAACGAAAACCTTCAAAAGCTCATCGCCGAGCTTCGCCGAGACGAGGGCGTTCGTTATTCGCCGTACAACGACACCAAAGGCATTCCAACTGTTGGCGTCGGACACAACCTGAACGCGAAGCCTTTGCCGTCCGGCTGGAAATATCCGCTCAACGATACGCAGGTTAATTCGCTGCTCGATGACGATCTCGAAGACGTGTTTCACGATCTCAACGTCAACTTGCCTTGGTGGACGGATCTCAACGACGTGCGCCAGCGTGCTCTTGCAAACTTCGTTTTCCAACTCGGCATCACAAAGGCGCTGGGCTTTACGAAAAGCCTTCCGCTGATCCGACAGGGCAAGTACGCCGCCGCCGCCGACAACATGCTTCTGTCCGATTGGGCGAAGCAAACCCCTAACCGGGCGAAGCGGGTCACGCAAATGATCCGCACCGGACAACCCCAAAGCTAAGACATGGACAAGACATCCAGCTTTTTGACTGGCGGCGTCACCTTGAGTGCCGCAACCGTCGAGCCGCTCGTTTCGTGGGCCTTTACGGGGTTCCACGCGGCAATGCCGGCGAGTGTTCCGCTGATCGTCGCATCGCTCGCCGTGACAGGCCTGCATGCGCTTTACAACGTCGTTTCCGCAAAGCTGGCGAAGCCGGCACAACCCCAACAGTAAGGATCAACCATGAAAAAGATTCTCGTCGTTCTCTTCGCGCTCCTGACGTTCGCGCTCGGCGCTTGCACGACCGCGCAACAGCAAACCGTAGCCGAAGCCGCGGCAAAAGCAAAAACGCAGATTGCGAACGCCTGCCTCGTCGTGCAACCGACGCTCGTCAACATTCAGGCATCGATGGCGGCTGCGCCTGACGATCAGAAAACGCTTATCGCGGCCGTCGTCGCCGGCAACGCGAAGATTTGTTCTGGCGCATCAGTTATCGATACGGCATCGGCGCAAAGCCTCGTGAATTCGGTTATCCCGGAAACGATCTCTGCGCTTGCGCTCCTGCCGATCGACCCTGCTGCGAAGATGACGATTCAGATTGCGCTTGGCGCCGCATCGGTCGCGCTATCCAATTTCATCGTTGTCTACGGTCAGCCGGTCGCGACGCAATGAGCGCGTTTCTGACGGCGCTGGAGCTGCGCGACGCCGACGACAAAGACGATGGGCAATGGATTCTAGCCGCGCCGCTCGTCTATCAGTCGGACGTCGCCGGCCTGACATTCACGGTGCCGGCCGGTTTCCAGACAGATTTGGCGTCGGTACCGCGTCTGCCTATCGTCTACATGCTGACAGGAGACACGAGCTCGAAAGCAGCCGTTGTGCATGACTTCCTGTACACATCGAAGCTCGTCGCGCGTAGCGTGGCGGATGCGGTGCTGCGCGAGGCGTCGGCGGTGACGTTGGTCCCGGCGTGGCGCCGCGCATTGATGTATTGGGGTGTACGGGCCTTCGGCTGGTCGCATTGGGCGTGAGGGAGGGCGGCCGATGTTGGCCGCTTTCCCGTTACCCCTTCAACAAACTCACCTTCGCCCCTTTGAACGGCAAATCCTCGCGCAGAACGCCGTAAATGTTGTTCGCGAAAACGCGCTCTATGCCTTCTTCCGAGTAGTTCTGATCGGCTTCGTCTTCCCACGCGCTCATGGAAAATTCCGAGTTTCGGGCGATTCTATGCACGTCGACGCGATTGAGCCTGGACAGATCTCCGCGTTCATACAGGCGATACATGGCGTCCGTGACCTTACTTTCCGGCAAGCGCGCGCTCAGATGCTCGCGCATCGCGTCTTGGCTCAGGTAAAGGTGCGCGTAGTGCGGGATCGGGCAATCGGCCGTCCAATGCAGGTAATGGTGCCCCATCGAGCTAGACCAGAAGGGCGCGACCCAGAAATCATAGCGGCCACCTTCCTTGACTACGCGATGCGTCTCCTTCAGGTGTTCCGCCAACTCCCTGATGTGCTCGACGACAGCAACCGAAAAAGCGAAATCGAAATAGCCTGTCGCGAATATCTCGAAATCCCGCGCGTCGTGCTTCAGGATGGTCAGATTCGGCGGGATTTCTGCGAAATTCTTCAGCGCGCTCGGACTCAGCACGAAATCGACGCCGACGAACTCCTTGTCGGGAAACTTGCGCGCCAAGTAGAGCGACGTTTCGAAAGCGCCGGCGCCGATCTCCAGAATCCGCTTTGCCGAGGCGAAGCCTTCTCGCTTGCTTGCCCAATTCGCCTGCCACGTCATCTTTGATTCCAAATGGTTGTTGACATAATAAGTATTATCACTTCGTTTTTTGCGTTCACGATGATGAACGCAAGGTGTCCGGTATTGGGACGCTAGACCCCGATTTAGCGTACCTGTGGCCGAACACTACGCTGCTTGTTGATAACTTTAGCGTACCTGTGACCGGACTCTAAATCTTCTAGCGTACCTGTGGCCGAACTCTAAACCGGCTTAGCGTACCTGTGGCCGGACAAAACCATACTTATATCTCTTCTATATCCTTCGGCGCTGCCGCGATCCGCCTCCGGGTGTCCATTAAACGGCGAACGGCAGGGTGCGCAGAATCCTCATCGACCTCATCAGGCGGCGTCGCAAGTTCAGTTGTTGGAAGCGCGGCCTTCAAAACACCTTCAGTGGAATCCCACCTAAAACCGTCTCCAGGAATGATCTCGCAGTTTGTGAGCGCTTCGGCGTCGACGCGCCCGCGTTCGTTCACCGCCTCGCCGATTGCCTTTAGACGCTCGCCAATCTTCATAGGGATATAGTCGACCACGATTGTGCACAAAACTCGCGTTCCTAGCCGAATGTCGAGGCGCTCGCGGGCGATGTATAGCGTCCCTGTCTTGCCCTTTCCTTTCGTGATGACGCGAAGCATCCTGTGTTTTTCGAGGATCTTCACGCACTCGGATACGGTGCTCTTGCCCATCCCTGTCATTTCGGCAAGTCGGCGGATTCCCGGTTCGGCCTCGCCAGTGTCGAAGTCGGCGTGGCTTTTGATGGCCTGCCAAAGACCAAAGGCGCTCATCCCGATCTGTGCGGCAATCCCCGATTCGAACAAGTCGCGCTGCATGGTCTGGAATGTCGTA